CTCGAGGCCCTCGCCGTAGACGTCGCGCTGCGCCTCGCGCACGGTCCCGAGGGAGGTGGCGACGGTGTCCCATTCCTTCGCAAGCGCCGGCACGTTGCGCAGGTTCTTCTCGATGATGACGAGCTGCTCCTCGAGCGCGTTGAGCGCGCCGATGGACAGGCTGGCGATGTCCTTGGGGATCAGCCTATCGAGCGCCTGCCCGAAGGCCGGGCCGATCTTCGCAGCCGCCTCCTGCGAGCCCTTGCTCGCCGCCTCCGAAACCGTAGCGGCCCACGTGGCGATTTGCTCGCTCGACTGCCCGGCGAACGGGTTGACTTCGCCGAGCAGCTCGAACGTCCTCGCGATGTCCAGAAGCGCCGCGTCCGCCTCTTTCAGCCCTTCGCCGAACGCGCGCACGCGGGCCTCGTCCAGCGCTGCCTCGCGCTGCGCCTCCGCGACCTTGCGCCAGCCCTCCTCGAGTCCTGCGAGCTGCTGCTGGATGCCCTGCGGGACACCACCGGGGATGTCCTTGAAGGCCTTCGCCACGGCATCGCGCGTGGCCTGCGCAGCGCTGGCGCTCTCGCGGGCGATCTTAGCGAAGGCAGCGTCGACCGCCGGCAGGTTGCGCTCGAGTTCGGTCGCCAGCCCCGTGGCGATGGACTCCTGCGCCTTCTTGATCGTCTCGTTGGCAGACTCTGTCGCCTTCGCCAGCGCCTTCACCTGCTCGGCTGTCAGCGCAGAGGCGTCGCCCGCCCCGGCCACGGAGTTCGTGAACGTCTGGAAATTGCCGGCGCTCGCAGCGGCAGCATCTCCCGCCGCGCGCTGCTCGGTGGCGAGATCGCGCTGGCCCTGCGCCACGGCGCGCAGCGTGTCGCCGAGGCCCTTGAAGGCGTCGCCTCCAAGCGCGCTCGGAAGCTTCGCGCCGAGGTCCGCGATCACGGCGAGCTTATCGGCGATGAAGGCGACCAGCTCGGCGAACCTCGCCCTCGCCTCCGAGAAGGCGATGATGAGGTCGCTACCGAAGAACTTGCCCAGCCGCCTGACGACATCGAGCAGGCCCGAGAAGGACGACGTCCCTCCGGTCACGAAGGCTAGGAATCGCCCGAAGGCCTCCTGCGCGTCGCCCCACGCGTTGCGCAACTGCTGGAGCGCGCCGGTGAAATTCTGCGTTTGCGCCGCTGCCGCCCCGCCGAATCGCTTCTCCAGCTGTCCCACGGCGGCGTCGAATTTCTGCGACTTGGAGAGGTTCTCGTCAACCACGATTCCGTAGCGCGACAGGGCGGCGGTGTTCCCGGCGAACGCCTTTCCGAGTAGCGTCGTTGCCGCGACGAGGTCGGTCCCCGTTGCGGCGGCGAAGTTTGCGGCGGCAAGCGTCGTTCTCTTGATCTGCTCCTCGTTCTGTCCGAAGGACGCGAGCGTGGCCTGCGCCGCGACCACCGCTTCGTCGCCGAAGGTCGTCGTGTCCTGCAAGGCGCTGGCGTAGTCTTGAAGCGACTTCGACGTCTGCTCCGTCAGCCGCCCTTGGTTCGCAAGCGCGAGGTTCAGTTTGTTGACCGCCGCCTCCTGCTCCGACTGCGCCCTGAGCGAATCGCTCACGAAGCCGATGGCTGCGCGGAACGACAGGTATGTCGCCGCGAGCTTGAGAACCGAGCCGCCGAGCTGGTCCAGTCCGCCCTTCTGCTGGCCGATCTTCTTGCCGGTCTTCTCGGCCTCGTCGCCTACCTCGCGCAGCTTCTTAGCGAGCTGATCCAGCGTGAGGACGCCCTCGCCCTGACCTTCGACTCTGACCGGGATGACGATGCCAGCGTCACTCACGCCTTAACCTCGCGCAGCCTCTTGACCCTCGCCGCCACCGACTCGGCTCCCACGGCGTACATCACGCGATAGAGTAGCGCGATTCGGTCGCGGGCCTCCATGCCTTCCGTGTGCAGGTCGAAGATGCGGCCCCACAGCGGATGATCGCCGCCGACCCGGATCGCAGCGATGGCCAGCTCTGCGGCGACCCGGTTCGACGGCAGCAGCTCCACGAGAGGGCACAGCCGCCCTTGGGCCTGCATTACGCGGATCGACTGCCATGAGATGCACGGCTCGCCGCCCCCTCCCTGCACAGCGCAGGCCCGACAGGCTTGCTCGGTGACTGAAGCGAAGTCGAGACGGAACTCCAGCCACCCTACGAGTTTTTTTGCTCCTCCTCCCGCGCCGACGCGAACTCCGACTGGAGACGCGCCGCCTCGAGCACGATGAAGCTGGCGATGTCGCGCTTGTCGACCTTGACCTGCCCCGTCTCCTCGTCCGTGTCCTCGACGCGGGCGATGGGCTTGAGGTGGGCGAAGATCCGCCGCTTGACCGAGGCGTTGAGCGACTCCCCGGTCAGGGACAGGCGCGACCCGACCGCGACCTCGCGTCCGAGCAGCCCGGTCCACAGCTTCGCCGCGTCCTCGTGCTCGATGTCCACCTCGAGGCCCTCGGCGTCGACCCACGCGAAGATCGCCTTGTCGGTGAGCGCAGCGACCACGACGTCCTGATCCTGCACCCGACGACGGATGCCGTCGCGCACCTCGAACGAGTCCTTCCCCCGGTGCCGCCGGTCGATCTCCTCCCAAACGTCCGGCGGNATCCTGCGCACGCGCAGGCGGAACGGCTTGTCGATGCCGAAGTCCACCCATGCTCCCGGATCGTGCTCGGCCTTCCCGTAGTCCTTGAGTGCCACGCTTCACTCCTCCTGTGAAGGGGAGCCACGCGCTCCCCGTCCCGTCACGCGATGGTGTAGTCGGCGATGGTCGACAGGTCGTTGTAGATGCGGATGCGCGGCATCGTGGCGTCCGTGTCGAGCGGGTCCGCCTCCTCGTTGTACACCGTGAATTCGAAGTCGACCGGCACGCGCCCCTTGCCTCCGACGTTCGGATAGCCGGAGTTGAACTGGAAGCCGGGGATGTAGACCTCCCACTTGTACGGCTTCCCGGTGTCGTACTCGTCGGGGTGCGTGAAGGTGAAGATCGCCCACATCTTCCGCGCGTCCAGCGCCGCGTCCACGAGCGGGTCGTTGTCCGTCTCGTAGATCGGGAAGTTGAGGGTGCCGGTGATCTCGACCGTGTCCGTCGACGGCTCGGACGAGTAGTCGCCGTCGCAGGTGGTCTGCACCGGCTCGCTGTTCCGGTTGAAGTTGAGGACGAAGCCGGTCAGGCAGTAGAACGAGCCCGCGCTGCCCACCTCGCCGATCTCCACGGTCACGTGGCCGAACTTGATGAGCCGCCTGTCGCGCGGCGTCCCGCCGATGTTGGGCAGGGACCACGTGGTCGAGGCGTCGTTCGTGCGCCCCGGGTCCTTCGTGCGGATCTGCCTGCCGATGCCGAGGACGTCCAGCTTCACGAAGTTGTTCGGCTCTCCGGTGATCGTCAGGCCCATCGGCTTCCACGAGTCGATCTCGTGCGGGCCGCTGACCACCTTCTCGATCGCCAGCGTGCCGAAGCGCCCGGCGTTGTTCAACGCGAAGTCGAACTTGTGGTTCCAGCCCGCCCCGTCCGCCGCGACCGAGTGGTCGCCGAAGACGTCGTACACGAAGCGCTCGTGGCCCTCGTACTTCCCGTCCATGCCGGCGAGGGATCCCTGCACCGTGATGGAGCCGGTGTCGCTCGCACCGGAGAGAGCCTCGCCGTTGATCTGGTCGCTCTCGATGAGCGCGATCTCGGGCGTGACGTCCTCGGTGGCGTACTCCACCTGATCGCCGGAGCCGAGGGTCACGGCGGTGCCCCACGTCGACGCCGGCTTGTAAGCGGCCTTCGCCGCGTAGCCCTGAAGCTCTGCCATCTGCTACATCCTCCCCGGGGCCTTGACCCCGGCTTTTGCCTTTGCCCTGTTCTCGGCCTTGAAGATCGCCGTGGCCTCAACCAGCGGATCGACCTCCCGGTCCACGCCNACGAACTCCTCGAGCCGCTCGACCTTCTGCTCGAGCCGGGCCACGCGCTCCAGCAGAGCTTCCGTCTCGTAGTCCATCTCAGGCGACCTCAGTATATCGGAAGCTGACCTGCACCTGCACGATTGCCCAGCCGTCCACCTCGACCCTCATGTTCCGGCTCGCGATGAACGTGATGACGTTGCCGAGCAGGTTCTTGCCGTTGAGCGCGCCCTTGATGTCGTCCACGGTCAGGAGCTTCTCCTTCGCCGTGGGAACGTAGTCGCCCGCGCTGAGGTCTTCGGGGTGGTTGTGCTGGACGACCCCGGTGACGAGCAGGTCGCCCTCATAGAGCATCTTGCAGCTCGTGTCCTCGGTGATGACGACATCGCCGGGCGACACGAGGTAGATCCGCGCCGTCCCTGTCGGCTTCGCTTCCGGCAGGTGCTTGATCTGCGGCTCGTCCACCACGAAGGCGTCGTCCGGTACGCGGCCCACCGTGGCAATGGCGGCGAGGGCGTCCCTCACCGCCTCCAGCAGATCCCACTCCATCGCCATCTCAGGCCCCCTTCGCCACTCCGCGCAGCACGGCAGCGGCCAGCTTCCGAAGCTCGGCCTGCACGGACTCGAGGATGCGCGTCTGCGGGTCCTCGAGCGCCGGGGTCAGGTAGGGCCGCGCAGGGATCAGGGATCGAAGCTGCCGCCCGGCGCGACCGCCAAGCTCGTGGATGCGGGCGTACTTCACGACGCTGTTCCCTGCCGCGAGGCCCCCGATCACGGCGTTCTTCTCGATCTTGATGTCCGTGATCCTGACCGTGCGCGCGAGGTTGCCCTGCCGGATCGCCAGCGGGCCCGGCTCCGGGTTCGGCGGGTCCCACACCTTCGACGGGTGCCGATTGTCCTTGCGGACCATGTACCGGGTCTTTGCGAAGCCCTCAGCGCGTCGCAGGCCGGCGCGCATCCCGCGCGTGATCGCCACGGGAACGGCTGCTCTGTACTGCCGNAGCGCGTTCGCCGCCTGCTGTGCCGTTACGGCCATCAGAGAAGCCTCGCCGTGCGCGACAGGTTCCCTCGAGCGGCGATGGTCCTGCGGTCCTCGTCGCTGACGAGCTGGTTCACGAACTTGGTGGCGAAGCTGAATCCCTGNGCGATCTCGGAGGTCAGCCCCTGCGACTTGCGCTCCTCTTCGCGCCACCACCGGGCCAGCACGTTCGACGCCACGCGCTTGAGGTCGCCGGGCACCGTCGCCGTCGTCTCGAAGCCGCCCCTGTAGCTGACGGTGGCGGACTGCGGGATTCCGTCGAAGGACATCCCGCCCCTCGAGTAGTAGTCCTCCGGGAAGTCGATCCACGCAGGGTTGCCGCCGAACATGGACGGCGGTCGCCTNTTGATCCTCGCGCTGGCAGCGCCNCCCTTCAGCATGATGAGGCCGCGCGCGCCGTCCACGTAGTAGTTCGACGGGTCGACCAGCGAGGCGGGATCGCCCACCGACAGCGTGAGCGTGGTCGGCTCGATGACGGGTCGTCGCCTGAGCTGAAGGAATCCCTGCGGCACCGCGAGGTCGTGGACCTCCACGATAGGGTCGTCGGTGCGCTCCACGAACTGTGTCTCCGCGATCTGCTCGATCAGCTCGGCGACCCATCCGAGCATCGACTCCAGCCTCGTGANGATCCCGGAGTCCGAACTCTGGAGCTTGATCGCGGCCTTCGCCTCGTCGGCCGTCAGAAGCGAATGCGTGGGAACAGGCATCGCACGGCCTTTCTGAGCGGTGAGATCGCCGGCTTGGTGACGCGCTCCTGCACCGCGAGGGGAGCCGCGTCCGCGTCCTCTACGACCCCCCGGCGGGCCAGCTCCGCGAACACCCTGTCAGGGATGCGCGCGGTCTGGCCCGCCGAGTAGAGCCTCGACCCCGCACGCGCTTCCACGCGGAAACGTGCGGTCCTCACCGGGCCTAGCCGACCCGGTCGACGATGTGGCCGACCAGCGTGAGCGTGTAGGCCGTCACGCCGTCGCCGAGCGGGTCCGGGTGCGTGATCGTGGCGATGGCGCTGACGTACTTCTTCGTGAAGTTCTGGCGGTTCATCACCGCCTTGCCGGCGCTGCCGGCGGTGAGCGCGCCGAGGTCCACCACGATGGGATCGCCCACGGCGTCCCACGACGCGGAGACGTCGCCGCTCGCCGCGTCGGCCTCGTAGAACTGCACCGACGCGGACTGCGCCCCGGCGACGCCGCTGAGGCCGGACACCATCGCGATGATGTCCTCGTACTTGTGGCCGTCCAGCGAGACGGCCCCCGTCGCGGGCTCGAGCACCGAGCTGGTGTCGCCGTTGCCGGGGAGCGCGGCCGCGCCGAACAGGACGTCCTGATCCGTGTACGCTCGCATTTCCTTTTCTCCTGTCCTCTGAGGTAGCGGGGGCCGAGGCCCCCGCTACAGGTTCACCACATCAGGGCGCGAGCGCTAGACGCCCCACTGCACGGCGTTGAGGGCCGCGAAGGACTCCTGCCGGCGCACGATGAAGTCGTGCCGCGCGATCCCGCGCAGGACCGTCAGGTCGTTCGCGAAGGCCGACACGAGCGCGGTGCCGTTCCAGAACGACGCCTCCATGGAGGAGTCCAGCATGAGGTCGCTGGACTCGGCGATCACGGCGTCCACGAAGTCGCCGAAGAAGATGAACGTGTCGTCCGTGGACGGGAACCCGGTCGTGGGGATCTGGTTCGTGGAGACGTACGGGTAGCCGAGCAGGGTGCCCCGCCGCATCTCCTCGAGGAAGTAGAAGTTCCCCACGCTGTCGCGCACCTGCATCAGGAAGTACTTCGTGCGGGGGTTGATGATCCAGCCCGGGCGGACGAACGGGATGTTCGCCTCCTCGAGCTTGCGCGGCAGCTTGAACAGGTCCGCGATCACGAGCGTGAGGTCGGACCCGTCCGCGCTCGCCGCCGGCTCGACGTTGCCGCCGAGCAGCCAGTTGTAGAGGCCCTTCGGCGAGGTNCCGGTGCCCGGCCCGAGCAGGAACGCCGAGTCCTCCGCGATGGCGAAGCTCGTGACCATGTCGTCGCGGACCACCATGTCGACCTTGGGGTCCGAGAAGAGCAGCAGGTCGTTCGTCATCGGGACGGTGGCCCGCAGCTTCTTCCACGAGGCCGAGATGGTCCCGAACGACGGCTGCTGCGCGGGGTCGGGCTGGTTCTCGCCGATGTACGTGGCGGTGATCCCGGCGGACAGCTTGGGGATCGCCAGCTGCCCGGTCGGCATCGGCATGACCGTCGCGCCGAGCGTGCGCACCGCCACCCNGTTGTACAGCAGCTCGATGATGTCGTTCGAGTAGCCGGGCGGGATGATGAACCCGCCGGCCGTGTTCGGCGCGGTGGCGAGGGCCTTGATGATGGCCTCCTCCATGCCGGCCTTCTCCGCGAACTCGGCGGCGCGCTTGGCGTCGCCCCTCGCCGCCGCCCACGCCCGGCCCAGCCGGGCCACGCCGAGCCCCTTCGACTTGGGATCGGTGTCGACGGCCTTTCTCGTGGCGCTCGACAGCGCCAGCTCGAACGTCTTGCGCTCCTCCTGCGCGCGGCGCTCCTGCTCCGTGCGGAACTCGGCGAAGGCCTCCATCACGGAGCCCTTGGCGGTCTCCTTGATGAAGTCCTCGAGCTTCTGCTTGGTCGTCACGTCCATCGGTCTTTGCCTCCTCTTGTGGCCTGCTAGTCGGGCAGACGCCCGTCGTATCGAGTGCGCCCCTGTGCCATCGCCTCCTTGACCGCGCTCGCCATGACGGCGCGCAGGTCTTCCCTCGAGATGTCCAGCTCCGTCCTGAGCAGGACGTCCACATCGTCGCCGACGAGGCCCTTGAGCTGCGCCTCGTCGATGTCCAGCGACTTCCCGTTCCTGTCAGGCGTCGTGCTGTCGCCGTCGAGGAACGGCACGCCGTCCGGCATCTGCGGCAGCGTCGTCAGGATCTCGTTGAGGGCGTCCAGCGCCGCGCGGAGACGCTGCTCGTTCTTGCCGCTGAGGACGCGGCCCACCTTCTCGACCACGGCCTTCAGCTCTGCCGCCATCTGGACCGGGCTGTCGGCGGGCGGCTCACCCGCCGGGGCCTGCTCGGCAGGCGGGGCGGCAGGAGCCGGCGGCTTGGCTGTCATCGCCACCTGCGCGAAGGCCTCGAGCGCGGCCTTGAGCGCGTTCGCCTTCTCCTGCGGGTCGGTCAACGCGAGCGCGGCACCCACGGCCTCGTGCAGCGCCTCCATCGCGTCGTCCACCTCGGGGATCCCGAAGCCCTCGTCCGCAGGCCCCTCCGGGGGTGTCGCGGCAGGCCCCTCCGGGGGTGCGCCCTCCGGGGGCGCGCCGGGCGGCGGCTGCTTGACGGCGAACAGCTCGGCGGCGAGCGCCTCGTACTCGTCCGCCGCNTTGAGGGCCTCCTGCTGCGCGACGAACTGCGACACCGTCTCCCGCAGCAGGTCAGCCCGCGCGGCGGGCTCGGCGAACTGAATGATCGAGTCGATGGAGGAGTAGAGCGCGGACTGGAGATCCCACCTCTCCCGGTCCTTCTCCTGCTCCGCGAGGATGTCCGACACGAGGCGCGGCTCGCGCATCACGCCGTCCGCTGCCACCTCGAGCGGCTGCTTGACGTCCACGACGACCGCCGAGCGCTCGCCGGGCCACTTGCCGATGCAGTAGCGGTGGAGGTCCGCGCAGAAGCCTTCCACGTTGTCCATCGTGTTCGCCAGCCCCGACTCGGCGCAGCGCGTGAAGAAGCCTTCGTCCTCTCCGAACTTGTCGCAGAGGCCGGCGAGGGACGCCGCGCTCATGCCGCCGGGGAATTCCTTCCACGACATCCCGGCGCGGAACTGGAAGCTCTTGATGCCCTTGTCGCGCATCGACTTCGCGCACGACGGGCAGACCGACTCGAGCTGGTCTGCCGTGATCGTGGGGTTCAGCGACAGCCAGCCGTTGACGATGGCCTCCCATTGCGCGGGCGAGCGCTCGTGCTTGTTCGCCTCGATGGCGGCGAGCTGCGCCTTCGCCTCGTCCTCGGTGTCGTGACAGCCGAGCTTCTTGTCGTCCTTCGAGAAGACGCACCACTTGTCGCCTTCCTGACGGACGTACTTGAGAACCGCCCCGGTCCCGGCGTGGTCCCCCTTGTCCGTGGTCGCCCCCGGGCTCGGAGGCGGGACCGGGACGGCCTCGGCGAGCGCCTTGCGGACGGCCTCGTCGCCGTTCGTGGCGAGGAACTCCCGCGCCCACTTGAGCACGGGCTCGGTGTCCACGCCCGCAGCCTTCGCCTCGCGCAGGGCCTCGCGATTCGACGGCACGGGCAGGATCGACCACTCGTAGAGTTCCTGCCGCTTGTACGCGACCCCCTTCTCGGTCGGGGCCTTCTCGATCGGTCGGAAGCCGACGCTGGCTCCGTTGAGCCAGCCACCTTCCACGAGGTCGTGGATGGTGTCGGCGAACGGGTGGACCCCCTTCGCCGGGAACACGGCCAGCGCCTTGAGCTTGCCGTCCTCCACCCACACGCGCTCCGACTTGGCGATGGGAGGGATCGTCGTGTCGTGATGCCAGAGCACCACCGGGTTCTTCTTGTAGGCCTCGAGGTCCCACCCCGCCGGGTCGATGGTGTCGCCGTCTCGGTCGACGTTCCCTGCCGACACCGTGAACGTCATCTTGCGCAGCGAGGCGTCGCCGTCGACTGCCTTCGCCTCCAGAGCGAACGGCTTGAAGATCACGTCCATCGCGGCACTCCTCGCGGGATTGGATCACGCTGGCCCGGTCGAGTCAACGGTTCCCGCTCAAGCATAGGGATTACTGATCCAGCCCGGCGTGGCCTCCTCGCCGCCTTGCAGGTCGCCGGGGCTCATGTCGAACTCCTCGAGGAACGACTCCAGCTCGTCGGGCGCAAGCTCGAGGTCGCCCTCCGGCACGGTCATGCAGCGGCAGTTCACGATCTCGCCGGCCTCCTCGCACTCGGGGTCGCCGGGATAGCGCAGGGTGTACCTGCCGCCCGACAGCGTGGCGTAGTTGAACCCCACGGGCTTCGGGTCGGCCTCTCCGTAGATCACGTGGTTCGCGCGCACGCGCTCGTCGCGCGCCGTCACCCATCGCCACAGCTCCACGACCTCGTGGGCCACGTACTCGCGCGCGCTGTTGACTGCCACGCTGGTTTCCGTGGTTGCGATCATGTCGGTGCGGTCGCCGAGGATGTCGGCCCACTCCTGCGCGATCAGGTCGGCGATCTCGGCGGGGTCGAGCTTATCGGCGACAGCCTCCTCGAGGACGGACTCGAGCGCGTCGTAGGTGGTGTCCACCGTCTGCGCAAGGCGGCGCGCGAGCGTCCCTGCCACGTTCACGCCGAACCGCCTTTGTTTCATGCGCTCAACGAGTGCTGCGCGTCGGCGTAGCTGCTGGCGAACGGTCGGCGACAGGACCAGCATCGACCGCGCGCCAGCTTGCAACGCGAGACGGTAGAAGGGCTCCATCTCACGGGCGATCCTGCTGCTCCACTCGCGTTTGTCGAATGGCTTTTGGCCGGGCTTACTGGAGGAGGCCTCGCGCATGGCCTCCATGAGCTGACGGTACTTCGCCGCGAAGATGGCCTCGAGCGGCGCGTTCACGAGGCGCATCTGGCGCGCCCACAGGCGCTCTGCGCGACGATCAGGCATTGAACTCCCGCACGCCGAGCATCATGTCCATCATGGCGTCGTCGGAGTCGGACCACGTTCCGAACAGGCGGTCCCACGCCGAGGTAGGCTGTCCGCGCAGGTGCGCCAAGGTTCGGCGAAGGTACTCGGTCTGCTTGTCGTCGCTGATCGGCACCGGGGCCTCTTTGCCGACTGCCGAGAGATCCAGCGAGTAGCCCGACACCTTCGACCATCGCGCAATCGCCATCGCCTCGTCGGGGCTGAGGTTGCGCGGGCCCCTGATCTGCCGAGCGCGCTTGCCTATCCCTGCCGGAGTGCGCGCCTGCGCCCCCGGCACGCCGACCTCGAGCTGCGGCGCGCGCCCGGCGGGCGGCTGCGCAGCGCCGGCACCGGGCACCTCGAGCGCCATGCTGGCCGCGCCCGGCACGTTGATCCCGCCACCGAACAGGGAGCGCAGGCCGTCCATGAGGCCCTGCGCGGGCGTCTGCTCGAGGTCGGCAAGCTCCTCGAGCGAGCGCACCGCCGTCATGCCGGCCGGCACCATGTACAGCTCGCCCTCGCCTGCCGGAACGGGCGGGAGCCCTGCGATGCGCCTCCAGTCCTTCACCTTGACGGCGTAGGGCGCGGCGATGGCGGTCGACAGCGTGTAGTTCTTGTCCTCTTGAATCGGAGAGACGTAGTCCAGCACGGCCCTGTCATCGAACTCGGGAACGAGGTGGTGCTGGAAGAACTCGCGCCACATCTCGGCCTTCGGCACGATGACGTTTTTGTTGTACAGGTAGTCCGAGGCGTCGATGGTGGAGCGGTTCGACTGGTCGAGGATGCCGAGGATCTCCGGCGGGATCCCCTGCACCTGCCGGATCATGTCGCGCAGGTACTTTCGCAGGTCGAGCACCTGCAGATGCTGGAAGTCCTGCCCGAGCACCTGCACCTTCGGGTCGACGTTGACGAAGTGGGCCTTCAGCACGTTCGCCACGCCGGTGAGGTTGGCGTTCCAATCGTTGCGGAAGGCGTCGACCTCCTGCTGCTGCGCGCCGGGAAGGCCGATCAGGACGTCCGGCCTGCCCCTGTTGTAGAAGGACCACGAGATCATCCGTGCGGCGTTCTCGTCCGCGTCGAACTCGTCGGAGAGGGACTGGACGTCGCCGACCCCGCGCGCGTACGGGTTGACCACGTTCGGATTCTTGTGCCAGAGAACCTCGCCGAGCGGGATGCTCTGGAGGCGGACGCTNCCGTAGGTGATGTCGAACGTGGGGTTGTCNGGCGTCGGCGTGCGCGACACCCACGTGGGCGGGATCGGCCAGAGGGCTTGCGGGATCGGCTGGCCCGTCTGCTTGTTCCTGATCCACGAGTCCCGACCGCCACGGTCCACCACGAAGAACGCCTCGCCGGCAAGCTCGTAGTGGGCCCACGCGACGAACATCCCCTGTCGCCCCGGGAGCGCAGGGCAGAGGTCGTTCAGCAGGGAGAGCATGGGGTGGTCAAAGATCGCCTCGGCCTCTCCCGTCTGGTACATCTGCTCGAGTGCCTTGCGGCGCTGCTCGAAGTGCGCGCGCTGAAGGTCGCGCCGTCGCTCCGTGCGCTTCGTCGTGGCGCTGGTCGTTCGCACGATTCCCCACTCCAGCGTCGACCCCGAGTAGGCGATGCGCGAGACGGTGGCCCGCAGCCACGGGACCGTGTTGTACGCCGAGAGCCATTGGTCAGTCGGGCCTCGCTGTTTGCCCCACGACGCGCTTGAGGAGCCGAACACGCTCTGCCGCGTGCCGCCGCCCGAGAATGCAGCCTTGAGCCGACCCCACAGGTTCATCGTCGCCCTCTCATGCCGAGGCCCACGCGAGCCGGAACTTTCTTGCGGCCGCACGCCGAGCGAGTGCGCCCGCGCACATGGTATCAGGCAGGTGCCCTGCTCCGTACACGTCGTCCTGTGAAGCGTAGCGATGCTCGTTGTACGCCAGCTCGATCATGGGCCAGCGCCACTCGCCGGCCTCGAGGTCGCGGATGTACTCCGACACGGTGTTCTGCCGTTCGCGCCCCACGAGGATCACCGGCTCAGGAGCAGGATAGATCCGCGAGTCCTTGAGATAGCCGTCGACGACGTCGCCGATGCCCGTGCCGTCGTGACAGGCATCGCCGCCGTAGCGTTGGATCCGCGCCTTGAAGCGGTCCACCATGTAGGGCCAGTCGACGCGCTTCATGGCCTCGAACGCGACCACGCGGCGCGGTCGGACGTCCACGCGCGAGGTCACGATGATGGTGCGGTCAACCTTGCGCGCCCAATCGACGCCGTGCGTGTAGCGCGCGCCGGGCGTCGGCGGCTCTGCCTCGATGTACTGACCGTCAGCTCCCTTCCACGTTCCAAGCTGCGGGTCGAAGACCTCCTCGCACTTGGCGGGGTTGATCGCACGGTTCTCCGGGTTGGGCTCCTGCCCCTCGTACTCGGTGAGCCGCATCTGCTCGGGGATNTTTGCGAACGTCCGCTCGACCAGCGCAGGCTCCAGCCAGCCGAACGGAGCCATCGTCTCGCGGTAGCAATACTCGTACACGCGCCAGCCGATTCGCTGGCGGCGCAAGCACTCGGTCATCGTGCCGTCCGCGTGCTGATGGGTCGAGCTGATGAGCGTCTGCGACGGGATGCCCTTCTTCGACATCGGCTGGCCGAGCGCCGAGTCCAGCAGCCCGAGCTTCATCTCGTCGGCCTCGTCGATGCGGAGCCGCTGCGGGTGAGGGCCGCGCACGGACGTCTCGCTCGCCTTGAGGGCCTGCACCGAGCCGCCGTTGTCCAGCCGCTTCCGGTGCTGGTTCTCCTCCGTGACCATCCAGCGCGGGGCGCTCGGATACTTCCACTGTCCCTCCATCGTCTCGAGGACGCGGCGGGCCTGCTCACCCGAGCCACCGAGGATGTTGACCTCGGCCCCGAGCGTGATGGCCTCGATGTTGCCGAGGGTGCTCATGTTGAAGCTCTTGCCGCCGAACGCGCGCGAGGCCTTGACGACCATGACCGGGTGCAGACCCCAATAGGCGTCGCGGAAGACGTCCCACGGCGAGCAATGGCCCGGGCACACGGGCGTGCAGGGGATCGCAACGCCGAAGGTCATCTGGACGAACTGGTACAGGGTCCGCTCGTCTCGGATCATGCCGCGCGGGAATGCGACGGCGCTCACGACGGCGCTCCGCTCCCGTTCCCGTTGCCGTTGCCGCCGACCGTCAGGTAGGGCACATCGATGACCGTGCCGCCGTTTGCGCGCTTGCGGATCGCGTCGTTCAGCTGCTCCATGCGAAGCGAGTCGAGCGGCTGCGCGGGGTTGATGACGATGAGGTCGCGGCCCACGGTGGGCGAGATCGGCTCCGGCGGCTCTGCGATGACGACGCCGTGCAGCTGCCCCAACGCCAGCTCGATGTGGCGCACCTCACCGATCAGGCTGGGAGACGTCTCGCCCGGTAGCGTCTCGACCTTTGCGCGCTGGTGAGTGACCTTCCCGTCCGCGTCCTTCAACATCTCCTGCCGCGTGCGCTTCTTCTGGTCCTTGGCGAGTTCGATCTGCGTCCATGCCTCGGCGCGCAGCCGCTCGAGGCGGTCGATCATCTCGCGCCGGTACACCGCAGCAGCGGCCTTGGCGTCCTCGCCGGCCTGCCTCTTGTACTCGCGCACGAAGCGCTGGAGGGTCTTCGTGACGTAGGCCAGCTCGATCCCGAGCGCGCGGGCGATCTCCCCGGCGCGCTGTCCGCGCAGCCGGGCCGCGCGGATGCGCTCCTCGAGGTCCATGCGGGCGAAGCGATCCTCGGGCGGCGGAAGGCCTCGCGGCTGAACCAGCGTCAGATTAGGACGCTGCGCGTCGTCTCGGTCCCGGTCGTCCATACTTGTCCGCTCGCGCCTCGGCGTCGGCCAGCTCGCTCGCGCCTCTCTCCGTCAGCCAGTAGTGGACCAGAGGGTGCGCGTCCTCGAGCGTGAAGCGTGGTGCGCTGGCGAGCAGGCCGTCCTCGACCAGCGCTCGCAGCAGGGCCCCGGCCTTCATGGAGACGCCAGCGCCGAGCAGCGTACCACGCCCGTGCGGCCCTGCGCTGGATGCCCTGAGAAACGAAGACGGCCACCTCGCCTTGGCGAACGCTCGAGCGGTCACGCCGCGCTCGCCGTGGTCGCGTACCACGGCGAGCGCGAGGCGCTGCTCTTTGGTGAGCCGCTGCGCCTTGGAGGCCCATCCCTCTGGCCTGTCGCTCGAGCGCCGAATGACCCCCTCCTCAGCCGTTCAGACCGTGTTCCTTCAGCGTGGACGCGAACTCGCGGAAGGCGATGGCGATGAGCCCCGCCGCGAGGCCTTTCCAGCCGCCGATGCCTCCGAGCTGGGTCAGCCACGCGACGAGCCCTCCGAGCACCGGAGGCAGGGACCAGACCAGAAGGCGCGGCATGGTCGGTGCGAACTTGCGGATGAGCGCGACAGCGAACGGCAGCACGGCGGCGTAAATTGCGACCACGAGGGCCTGTGTCTGGTCGACTGGACTCGGCAGGCCCGGGATGGCCTCGGCCGGCTGCGCGAGGGCCAAGGTCGCCAAGCCGAGCATGAGCAGCGCGCTGATCACGCAGAGCAGACAGCCGACCACGGGCCCCCAATGGAAGCGCCTCAAGACCTTCAGCATTCGATCCTCCTCAGTTCAGCTTGATGCCGAGCGCCGACGCCTCGCCGGGTGTCGCCGCCTGCACCTTGGGCTTCTTCGACTCAAGCTCGTCGTGGTGCTTCTTGATGGCGACCGCAGCGCCCTTCAGCATCTCGAGGGCGAGCCCGATGTCGTCGGGGCACTTGATCCGCAGGTGGCGCGTCCTGCGGTCCATCCGGATGACGAGAACGTCCTCTCCGATTCCCTGCGACTGCGCCAGCTTCATCCTCTGCGCGTAGCCCACGCGGCTACCCTCCTTTTCCTGCTACGGGGTTGCGGCCCCCTCGTGCCACGAGCCGGTGTTGTACAGCACGCCGTCAATCGACGCCATGACCAGCGAGTTCGCGGCGTTGACGTTGTTACAGTTGAGGCGCAGCTCGATATCGGNATTCGCGTTCACGAAGGCGACCGTGGGAGTGCAGGCGAGGTCCGTGTCGCCGGCATTGCTCTCGTACAGGTGCGTGAAGATCGGGGTCGCCGCGAACTGGCAGGCGGTGAAGCCGCTACCGCGACAGATGAGAGAGTAGGCTTGGTGAAGCCTCGAGGCATCGCCCCCGCCGTCCTGCACAACGTAGTAGGTGAACGTCGCACCCGCCGTCAGGCTGGTCGCATTGCCCTCCATCGACAGCACGGGCGTCGCCGCCCCCGTTGCGATGGAGAGAAAGCTGTCCTTATGGCGGCGTTGGGCAGCTGGTGCATCCAGACGGATCACGCCGGTCGACGCGACGCCCATCTGCGCCTGAGCCACAGCGCCGAACGCATTCACGGACCACTCCGGCGTCGAGTAGGCGACGGAGGATACCGACACGCCAGCCGTGCCGCCGGAGTTGAGCACGGTCTGGTCCACCACAGCACCTCCGCTTTGGGCCGTGAGGGTCGAGGAGGCCACGCCGCTGTCGCAAGCCGTGGAGCCGTCCTTCGTGACGCCGTATTCGGGCCTCCATGCCGTCGCGCCGCCTGCCGTGTCGTTGCAGACGAAGAATCCAGCCCCCGCCTTGCCGGTGCCGGGGCTGGTGCTGTCTTCCACTTGGAGGCCGGACGACGCGGAGTGGTACACCCCCGCCCAGTTGCGGTTATGGACGTCGCGCGTGAACTCGTCGGCGACGACCTCGCGCGCATTGCCATCCACGGACGTTGTGACGTCGGTCGCCGTGGCGCGCACCTCGCGCGAGCCTCCGGGGTCGACGGACTGGACCGCCGCCGAATAGTCGGAATAGCGAGCCTCGACGCGACCGAACGTAGTGGCGCTCAGAGCGCCTCGCAGCTCGGCGCGCGTGGCGTCGGCGCTGCCTCGGTGGTACACCGTGGGCGCAGAGGTGGAGTACCACTCGAAGCCGGCACCGAAGCTGATCGTGTCGATCGTGCCGGCGAAAAGCGCGTACCTGTTCGTGCTGGTGCTCTGCGCGTAGCCCGCCGAGAACCCCGTCCAGCGACCAAGCCACGGCAGGCCCCCGCCGCTCGTGGTGGCGGTCTGCCATCCAGCGCCGTGGTCCCAAGTTGAACCGCCGCCGACGAAGTGCTGGTGATTGAAGTAGGACGCCGAGCCGCTAGATTGCCCATCGAGCAGCAGCTGCACCTCGGTGCGCTGTCCCTCGGCGGCCTCGTCTACCTGCGCATTCTGATTGTTATCGATGCCGTCCGAGTTCCCTGCGGCCAGCCCGTAGGATCGAAGCGTCAGCTGGTTCGGCTGCATCTCGAACGTCGAGGTGTTGAGAGAGTTGCTGAACACGGTCGGCGAGCCGTTGAAGGGACAGGCGGTCGGGGCCGTCCCGCCGACGTAGTTCCCGAACGACGACCCGTCTCTGCTGTTGCAGGTGGCGAGCCGTACCGGGATCGCGTCGAGCGGCTCCACGGTGAATCCGGCAGGGGTGTCCGAGTAGCCGTTGAGGTAGTACGGCGGGGTGTCGAACGGCGACGAGGACGGAACTGCTGCCAGCGTGTCCACCCATCCACCGCTCTCGCAGATCCACAGGTGCTCGCTGGTCGTGTTCCACCAGAGCCGCCCGTTCGAGCAGGCCCCGCTAGGGTCGCCTGCGAAGTATGTGACCTCGGCGTTGTGCGGCGGCGGCACCTGCGCGCCTAGCAGCGCGGGACCGCAGAGCAGCCCGGCGACCGTGAGCAGGACAAGGATTCGGTGCTTGGTCATGGCCGTTCTCCTACACGCCCGGCACGAGCGTTGTGACACAGTAGTCCTCGCGATACGAGAAGTCGCCTGCGGTGTACGAGCGAAGCCAGACCTCGACCACCCCGGGATCGCCGAGGAACCCGGAGAGCGCCGTCGAGATCGTGATGCTTCTGCTGATTCCGGCGCTGGTGAGGACCACCTGATTCCACGAGTCCACGACCGTGATCGGGACCGGCGTGGCCGGCGGAGGCCCGCCCCCGTTCGCTAGCACGATGATCTCGTGGCGCACGACGGGGCANCCGGCCTCGCCGAGGATGTCGCCACCGTTCAGCGTACCGCCGAGGGTGCCGGGGATGTCCGTGGTGTAGAAGCCGGCGCAGATGGGCGACGGCGACTTGAGCACCGTGCAGCCGGGCGGCTCGCTGCCGCCGGGGCCCTCGACCTTGCCGGTGCGACGGCGGGTCGGATGCCCCTTCTTTCGAGGGAGCAGCTTGCCCACGGGACTACTCCGCACCCGCGTTGAGCTGGACCGTGGTTCCCGTGGCGCTGGACAGCAGCCAGATCGAGGCGAAACCGCCCTTCGTCTTCGCCTGCTCGTTCTCCGGNCCCCACTCGAAGCGGAACGTCTCGCCCTCGCGGACGACCACGCCCGACCGGCCTGCGCTCATGGGACCGAACGGATTCGCCAGCAGCACTTCGGCCCCGAGGTTCGTGACCTCGATCCAGTCGGCCTTGAACGGCTCGTCCACGCCGCCGGGATCGGTGGACGGCGAGACGGCGGGATCGCCCGAGGCGTTGCAGACGAAGTCGGTCTGCGACTCCGTGTCGTCCTGCGCGAAGCCGTCAGCGGCGTACAGGCATCGAATCGTCATTGCCCTTCTCCTGCGCCCCCGCCGGGGGCGTCTTCTTCTGGCATCAGCCCTTCACCTTGAGGTAGCACTCGCAGCCGGGCGCGGTGCAGCGAGCCAGAGGCCCCCACGTGTGCGCCGTGATGAAGTGCCCACAGCGCTTGCAGAGCGGCTTCGCCACGGACTACCAGTTCACCGCCTCGAGCGCGTTCAGCCGCGTGTCGAGGCCCAGCTTCCAGTTGTCCGCTGCGGCGATCCCGCCGGCAGTCTCCATCGCATCGAGACGACGCTCGAGCGGCTCCCTGTCGTTGACCGTGATCGCCGCTGCCGTCTCGATGGCCGACATCCGAAACGGCCCGCCCCTGCGCCTGTTGCCCACGATTGCCGGCATGACCTTCCCTCCTACCTTTTGGGAGGCAGGCGAGCGAGGATCTCGCCCTGCCCCTTCTTGATCTCTGCGGTGTCGGCCTCCAGACGCGCGAGCGACTGCTTGAGCAGCGCGATCTCGGTGTCGTGACTGTTCGACTTCATTACGGCCAGCGCGGCGGATGCCTTGATGTCGTCGCGGTCGGCCTTGGCGAAGAAGCCGACCAGCGAGACGGCGACGCCGAGAACGATGGTGGCGATTGCGAAGAGCGTCGCGAGGTGCGGCCCTCCGTTGCTCCGGTGGTGAACGTGCTCCACTTCTTCTCCGTTCCCCACGCGCCTGTGATGGTACACCGGGTCAGCAGCCGGTGCACCATTGGAAGTGCTGGCAGTCTTTTCGGCCATCGAAGTGCCCTCCCCACAGGAAGCCCCAGCGAGTGAAGATGTCGACCACGACGCGGCCCTCGACTGTTCCGCCGATCCTGCACTCCTCGGGAGGCGCGCCGAGGGGATTCGCGTCGGGGTCGAAGTCGAGCGCGAAGCCGAACGAGTGCATGGACCAGCCGCCACCGCCGCGCACGAGACGCGGGTTGAAGCCGCCGCCGTAGCGCAGCAGCAGATCCCACAGCCGAGCCTCGGCGACCTCCTCGAGGGCCGGCCCCAGCCAGCGGACCACGCGACGATGCACGGCGACNCGCGTNACCTTCACGCCCGCGTACACGAGCGGAAGCGGTGTCGCCACGCGCACGATCTCGCGCGCCTCGAACTGAGGGTCGAACGTCCCATCGGCGCGCACATCGCGCTCCTGCTGGAACCCGGCCAGCGCGTACACCGCAGCGCGACCATGCGGCGGGCTCACGTGCTCCGGCAAGGCGACGCCGAAGTTGTCGGGGATCACGACGGCCTCACGCACTCGCACTCCACGCGGAACTCGGAGTGGCAAGCCTTCGACACTCCGTCTCCGCAATCCGAACGCCTCATGGTCTTCGTGCGCGTCTTCCGGTCGGCGTCCTCCCACGTGACCGTGAGGCTCGTTTTCGTTGTCCACCCGCTGTGCCACGACGCTCCCTGCGCCAGCGTGACCGAGCCGCCCCANGAGAGGGCGTAGGTCGTTGTGCGGCCCTCGACGTTCTTGATGTGGTAGTCGTAGCTATCGACGCACGGGGGCGGCGTCGGCGTGGGCGTCGGGCTGGGAGACGGGCTCGGGCTCGGACTCGGGGATGGAGTAGGGGATGGGGGCGGACTCGGCGTCGGGGATGGACTCGGCGTCGGGCTTGGACTCGGGGATGGCGACGGGGTCGGAGTAGGCCGGGGGCAGGGACCAGCGGAGTCGAAGACGTCGCCCACCACGGACACGCCATCCGGGTACTGCCACGGGCCCCACGAGTCGTCCACCTGCATCCGGCAGACCTCCGGGGGCGTGACGACGTAGGTCACGGTCCCGCTCTGGCCCGGCTCGATTCGCTCGGGGCCGAGCATCGTCGGCTTTCCTCCGACCTGCTCGGTGGTCGCGCCGCAGCCTGACGCCGTGCCGCCGTAGGACGCGCGCCTCGAGTAGATCGTTTCCGTGCTGCCGTTCTTGATCTGGAACGTGCGCGCGCCGCCTGTGGTGTGACATGAGCCGGGCCCCCACTCGTCCGCCGTGATCGTGACGGTCACGCCATGCGCCGTCCACGTGTCGCCTACGGCATTCCCTTTCGGGGAAACCACGGCCGGTGGGCCGACCGTGGCGCTCGGCGTGTCCGGCAGGCTCGTGGTCGTCGTGATCCTGTCGCCGTTGCCGCCGCAAGCCACGACCAGCAGCGCGGCGAGTACGATGGCTCTTTTCATGGCGTAGGCGCTGGCGGGGCCTCGGCCGGCGACAGCGTCCCTCCGTGTGTGTGACGCCTCATCCACTCACGAAGCCGCTCGAGTTCCTTCTCGTGCTGCTCGTGAACCTCTCGGCCCTGCTCTTTCAGATTCGCCAGCTCGACGCGCAGGGCCACGACGTCCTCGGGGGCGACCATGCGCGCGGCCTCGAGCCGGGTGATGCGNGANGACATCGCCANCGCGCCAAGGATCCCGGCACCGGCCAGCATGAAGCACAACGACACGAGGCCCGGCACGACCAGCTTGGCGAGGCCGCTGTCGGTGGACCTGCGGCGCGGCTCGTACGACTCCTCGTCGCCCATGCTACTGCGCCGCGCAGAGCCCGGTGTTCGCATCGATGGTGCAGCGGGAGCAGAACGTGCCGTCCGCCGCGCAGACCTCGAGCCACGTGCAGGACGAGCAGGTGGCCTGATAGGGGTTGTCCGTGAGGTTGACCTGTCCATCGCTGCGCCACAGCGGCTTGCCGTCGACCTTCCCTGAGACGCCGATGGCCTCGCAGACGACGCGCTCCTCGCACTTGTAGCCCGGGCACTCGCTGCGCGCCGGGCAATGGAGGCGGTCAGGGAAGCCGATGTCCGCGCAGTAGTTCGTGATCGTGGTGCCGTCCCATCGCTGCGTGTCCCTGCCGTAGAACAGCGGCGTGGAGTCGTTCACCCTGTTGTGCGCCTTCGGCCCGCCCCACCTGTTGACCTTGGGCGTGACCGGCGCGGAGCAGCCGGAGGTCGACGGGGGCGGCTCGACGGGAGGCGGCTCGCCGGGCGTGCAGCCGGGGCACTTCCATGTGCCCTTGTAGGCGTTCGACGTCGTGATCGTGCAGCCGTTCCCGTAGTAGACGGCGTGCCACTCCTCCCAATCGCCGTCGTCGCGCTTCGCCGTGACGCTGTCCACGGCCTGCTCCGCGCAGCGTCCGAACATCTCTTTCCACTTCGCGGCGATGCGCCGCAGGGTGGCGATCTGCGCGCTCTCGTCGGGGCTGATCTGTCCGCACGAGGAGGGGAGTGCCGCGACCACCTTGGAGTACTCGCCCCACAGGCTCATGGTGCTGCCGTCCACGGCCTTCCAGCGCGAGTCCTCGGGNTCGGGCGCGCAGTAGGTCGAGGGCGGTGGCGTCGTCGTCGGAACGCATCCGACAGCGGGGTCGGTGCAGGCCTGCCCCTCGGGACAGGTCGGGCAGGTCGGCGGCGGCGGGGTCTGCGGACACTGCGCCGGGCCTCCCACGACGTTGATGACGCCGCCGGGCGCGCTCGGCACGCAGCAGGCGAACAGCCATGTCCTCGAGTCCGGGGGCCAATGCCAGCAGCCGCACCCCTGACCCTCCGCGCAGACGGGGCCGGGCGGCGGGATCGGCTGGCACCCCTGCGCGGGGTCCGTGCAGCTACTCCCGAGGGGGCAGGTCGCCGGGCAGGNCGGTGGCTCCGGGGGCTTCGGGGGTCGGATCACGCCGCAGCTCGCCAGCGCCAGCAGCGCCAGCGCCGGGATCAGGCAGAGCGCCTTCCGCATTGGGAACCTCCTCTGAGAACAATGGATCGTGAACCTCGGCCCCCCTCGAGTCAAGCCCGTGGCCGAGCGGACAGGCGAGGTGCTTGGCGGTGAAGGCCTCGAACTCCTCCACATCGGCGTGCGCCGGCATGGACTCGCCGCAGCGCGTGCAGACCAGCCCGAACGAGCCTCCGCGCAACCAGTAAGCGCTCGGGTGTTCGTAGGGATAGANCTGCCACTGGTCGTCGTACCTCTTGCGGCTCTCGGGGTCGGCGAGGACCGGAGGCTCAGGCTTGCCCATCGCGCAGCAGCGCCATGACCTCGGCGCGGGCCTCCGGCTTCTCGTAGAAGACGCCGAGCAGGGCGCTCGTGACCATCGTCGCGCCGGCCTTGCGAATGCCGCGCGCCTCCATGCACGAGTGGCGGGCCTTCACCACCACGGCCACGCCGGCAGCGTGCAGCACGCGCTCGAGGTCGGCGGCGATGTCGCGGGTCATGCGCTCTTGAATCTGGAAGCGCCGCGCGTGCATCTCCACGAGGCGGGCCAGCTTCGACAGGCCGACCACGCGACCGCGCGCTGGCAGGTACGCCACAGAGGCCGTGCCATGGAAGGGCAGCAGGTGATGCTCGCACAGCGAGTGGAAGGGAACGTCGCGCAGGGCCACGATCTCGTCGTATCCCTCGCTGTCGAACTCGGTNTTGAGGATCGCGTCGGCGCTCTGCCTGTAGCCCGAGGTCATCTCCTCGAAGGCGCGCACCACACGCGACGGCGTGTCGACCATCCCTGCCGGGAGGTAGCTGTGGTCCGGCCTCTCGGCCACCTCGCGCGGGAGGCAATGCAGGATGAGGCCGGTGACGCCGCTCTCGAGGTAGCGACGCCATGTCTCGAGGTCGCGCGGGTCTACCGCACTCGCCATGCCTTGTGCTGCTGGACGCTCAGTCGCCATTCCGGGTTCTCCTTGACCAGCTTGATGCACCACTCGAGGTCCGCCGGGTCGATGCCGCTCGGGCCGTAGGACGGCGAGAGGAACAGGTGGTCGGCCTCGAGCGCGGGCCTCGGCANCGCCATGCCGGCCCGGCGGACGTACCGCAGCTCGTTGACGCGCGGGCCGCAGCGCAGNGTGTGTTCCGCCGTCTTCGGCGAGCAGGAGATCCAGTCGAGGTTCTTCGGCAGGGCGATGGTGCCGTTCGTCTCCACGGCCAGCGTGCCGAACCCGAACGTGCGGAAGCCCTCGATCAGCTCCTCGTCCAGCTGTAGGCCCGGCTCGCCCCCGGTGAAGATGACGCCGACCTTCTTCGGCGGGCTCACCACGAGCAGCTTCGCGCAGCGCAGGATCAGCTCCTCGCCGAGCATCCTGACGCCNGAGACGAACTCGGTGTCGCAGTCGAAGCCTTCGCGCTCGACGGAGCACTTGAGGTTGCAGCCGGCGAAGCGCACAAACACGTTCGCCGTACCGGAGCGCGCGCCTTCGCCCTGTAGGGAGAAGAACAGCTCGTTGACGATGTAGGCGTCCCTCATCTGCCGAGCCTCCGATAGAAGCCATAGAAGCCGCCACATTCGAGGTTGTAGCGCAGCAGCGGGTCGCGGAACCACGGCCTCGAGCGCGACCTCACGGCTCGACCTCGGCGATGCCGTTCTCCGTCTCGTACACCGTGACCTTCACCAGCTTGACGCCGGTGCGCGCGAGCACCTGCGGGCCGACGTTCTCGAGGATGTAGCGCCCGAGGTTCTCGGCGGTGGGGTTGTACGGCAGGAGGAAGACCTTCGAGCCCGGGCAGTAGCGCACAGCGGCGATGGCCTCCTCGTCCTGATCCCACAGGAGCATCCCGTGGTCCCACATCCGCTCCAGCCAGCCGCCGAGACGTTCCTTCAGCACTCCGAAGTCGATCACGCGCCCGAGCTGGTCGAGGGCCTCTTCGTCGCGCTCTGCCGTGAGGAAGAACACGAAGTTGTGGCCGTGCAGGTTGCGGCACTTCGACTCGTGCTTGTGGACGCGATGGCCGATGGCGAACTGGAGCCGCCGCGTCGCCCTGTACTTCATGCGCCCTCCTTCAGCCGCTTTGCAGCGCGCGCCTGAGTGCTGCGCTTCTGGAGACGGTCGGTGGAGGCCTTCAGCAGACAGTCGAGCCGCGTGGTCCCGCCGATCAGCTGTCCTTCGAGGCGGCGCATCTTCACGTGCATGGTGAACTCGCCGGCCTGACTGTAGCCTTCGATGCTGCCGGCGACCTCCTTGAACGCCCCGGCGCTGTACAGGGAGTCGAGGGCCGAGTAGAAGCCGGGGTTCATCTCGAACGTGTGGATGTGGTCCTGCTCCGGGGTCGACGGCAGGTTCAGCAGCTCGGTGCGGTGCTGGACCTCGTCCACGTGTCCGACGAGAGCCCGGTACTTCGCGCCGAGCGACCACGTGTTGCAGGAGACGGCGATGGGACAGAGGGCCTCGTGCCGCCCGGCGGCGAGAAGGCGATCCACCCACAGCTCGCTCTTGTCGTTCTGGTCGAAGCCGAGGACGCGCTTCTCGCCACCTGCGCCCTCGTCCGTGGGCTTGCTCAACTTCAGCCAGCCGCGAGGGGCGAACTTGATCGGGTGCGCGATCAGGTTGCAGCCGGCGAACGAGTAGGCCGGGAAGATGGACAGCGAGAAGACCTCCCAGCAGAACACCGTGCCGATGCGCAGGCCGAGGGACGGCATCTCGACGGGGCGCACGCGGGCGGCGTAGCTCGTCTCCGGCCACAGCCGCCCGGCTCCCTTGGCGCGGACGTCGTCGTAGGAGGGCAGGGCGAACTTGCGGTGGTAGCCCCGGAACGTGCCGTCGCCCTCGAAGTAGAGGTAATCCTCCGTCGCGCCTCCCGACTCGTGCTTCACGCACGCGCCGATGCCGAGCGCCTTGCCGGTCTCCTTCGCCAGACGGCTCGCCTGCGCCTTCAACCACTCGGCCTCCATGTGGAGGTCGTCTCCCATGATGTACGTCCCGCCGAGGTACTCCTGCGGCGTGAGGAACAGGTCGCACTCCGTGGCTCGCATGGCGTTCGCCAGCCATTCGAGCTTGCTGACCCTGTTGTGATGCTGACGCGGCACGCAGGTCGCNACGCGGATCATTCGTCGTCCTCCACTCGCTTGCGGGCCTCGTCGGCCTCGATGGCCTCCGCTGTCCAGAGCGCCTTCTTCTGCTGGTTCTCGAGGGAGTTCCCTCCCACGGCCAGCCGCACCTCGGGGCCGAGCGCCTTCTCGGTGGAGCCGGCCTCGAGGCGGGGGCCGTTGACGGCCAGCCGCACCGTGGGCTCGGCCAGCGCGTCCTTCCCGCTCTTCGTGGTCATCGTGCCGGTCATGGCGAGCCGCACGTTCGGNCCCTGCGACTCGAGGAGCGCCATCTCCTTGCGCCAGCGCGAGCGNGCCTCGCGCTCCATGCGCAGGTACAGCTCCACCTCNGCGCGGAGGTTCTGCTTGCTGCCGCGCAGCGAGAGCGCGCCGAACGTCTGCCAGCGACCGAACGCGCAGGGGCCGAGTTCCCAATTCGTCGCGTCGACCGAGTGCCAAGGCAGGGCCATGAGGTCGCCGCGCGAGCCGAACCCGAAGCCGTGGATCTTCTTCGGCCAGACGACGCCGAAGCACCATGAGGCCCACTCGCGTTTCGCCTTGCCGCGCGTGGCGGCAACGCCCCCGAGCGCGATCTTCGGGAAGCGCCGCGAGATCTCCTCGAGGTAGCTCTGCGGCTCGTTGAGGTGGTAGCAGGGGATCGCCGGGATGCCCTCGGCCCACATCTTGTCCGTGTTCCTGAGCGTAGCCTTCCAGTCGCCGATGACGTCCAGCGCGAAGACCTCGGTGAGCGACGGGTCCGTTGCGAGCAGCTCGCGGCACTCCTCGATGTACCTGTCGAGGTCGATCGAGGTTCCGCTCTTGAACGCGCTGAAGGCCCCGGAGTCCAGCACCCAATCGCGATACCGGAGGTTCGGCTGGACCTTGCGGAACTGCGGCAGGTAGACGTAGGAGACGAGGAGCGCCGGGGCGTTGCTGGTCCCGCCGAACGCTGCGGTCACGGCTTCGCCTCTGCTGAGACTACCGTAGGCGAGGCGGACAGCCGGGCCACTCAGCGTCTCGTCCACAGCAGGGAGCGGGAAGTACGCGAGGCGAACGTCCACATCACGCGCCCGCGAGGAAATCGGCGCAGATCAACTCGAGCGCGCGCCCGAACGTCATGCTCGAGTCCTCCTGCGAGGCCCGCAGCTTGTCGACGGCCTGCTCGCAGATCGCGTGCTGCTCCTTGGTCATCGACACGTGGACGACGACGGTGCCGGCGCTCTGGCCCGGCGGTGCTTGCCCTGCCTGCACGGACGGCGGACTCCACTCGCCCTGCATGAGGGGCTCGCGCTCGAAGTCGGCGAAGCCTGTCGCGTCCAGCAGGTCGGGAGGGAGTTCCTTCAGCAGCTCGCTGACCTCCTCGAAGTCCCACTCCGAGAGGTCGGTGGTTTTGTTGTCGGCGAGCGCGAACGCGAGGGCCTCGGGGTCCGAC